GCAATTTCGCTGGGAATGGGCTACCTACTACTGAGGAGAAAAGATGTACGATAACACCGAGACCGTCGCTGACGATACCTCGGTCCAGACAGACAATGTCCAGACCGAGACACCCACCTCTGATGAGTTGGACCTCACCATCGAAGAGATTATCAAACTCAATGAAGGTGACTTCCCAGAATTCAAGGACGATGCCCAGCACAAGGGGATGAAACCCCTTGCACATTGGATGCAGCACGTCCCTGAGGACGTTAGGAAGCACATCGCCAACCTGCGAGCTGACTACAGCCGCAAGACCCAGGCTCTCTCGGCTGAGAGGAAAGAGATTGAGCGTCTCAGAGAGGAAATTGTCAACACAAAGGCTGGTGTCATTGACGGTCCGCTCGCCAAGATGGTGAAGGATGTCGATACCCAGGCCGAGTACGACCTTTTCGACCCAGACGGTATGAAGAACGAAATCAAGCGGCAGGCTACGCTCATGCTTCAGGAAATGCTGAAGCCGGCCCAGGAGCAAGTCCAGGCTGAGCAGCGTAAGTTTGCCCTCGAGCGTTTCAAGGCCGAGAATCCTGAGCTCACACAGCCCGAGTTTAGGGGTCCCATCCTCCAGATGCTGCAAGAGCGTCCGGAATTGAAACTCGAGGACGCCTTCTACATTGTGAAGGCGAAAATTGACGCAACGAAGCTCGCTGAGGAGCGCAAGCGAATCTCCGAGCAGAAGTCATCCCGTGCTGCTACTCTCTCGAAATCTGGTGGAGGTTCCACCGTGACACCGAAGGGCACTCCCAAGTTCAAGTCGGCCTGGGACGCCTACCAGTATCACAAGAACTCTACCGATGCCGGACGTAGATAACACTTGATGACAAATAGATACATAAAGTTACGGGCGCAACCTTTCCCAGCCCAGGATACGACCCTCACGGACACCGTGCCAAATTGGTGGAGGAGAGCAAACCTGGAACCCGCATCGGGCGGATAATCCAAAAATCGCGTGTGTTAGAACTCTAACTGAGAGGAAACGAAAATGGCAATCAGCAATGACCTGCTCTCCTCGACCCTGTACAGCATCAGGGACGGAGAGGTTGACGAACTCTACAAGAAGGTAGCCCTCCTCGACGGTATCCGCAAGAACGGCGGTGTCGAGACCGAGGATGGCGGTATCAAAATCCAGCGTCCCCTTGCGCTCGCTGAGCACAGCTCCATCACCCAGCTCGCCACCGGCTACGAGCCCGTCTCGCTCGCCGTCAACGATATCCTGCGTCCTGCGGTCTACGACTGGTGCGACTTCACCGCGCCCATCGTGGTCACCAAGAAGGAAGAGCTGGAGAACTCGGGTGACAAGGCCATCGTGAAGATTGTCGAAGCCCGTATGCGCTCCGTCATGGGCATGCTTCGTCGTGAGATGAACAAGCAGATGCTGCAGGGTAACAGCACGGTCCTCACCGCGCTCAACACCCTCAACGGCGACACCGCCGGCGGCACCGGCTTCATCGAGCCCGAGCTTCCCGCGGCCCAGACGAACGTCGTCGGTGGTATCTCGAAGGTCACCTTCCCCGTCAGCGGCTGGCAGAACCAGTTCTTTGACGTGGCCGGCGCTTTCGCGACCAACGGTCTCCGTGGTCTGACCGAGCTCGGTGTCGCGGCTTCGACTGTTGCTCCCATGGGCGACATCAAGCACGTCATCATGAGCCAGAAGTGCTTCTCGCTCTACCGCGAGAGCCTCCGCGCCCAGGAGCGCTACGTCGACGAGAAGACCCTCGACGGCGGCCGCCTGGCTCTCGCGTGGGCCGGTGCCATTGTTGAAGCGGACCCCATCATGGGCTTCGCGGCTAACTCCTCTTCGGCCGGCGCGGGTTTCTACTCCGCTTACCTGCTGAACTACGACGGCATCAAGCTCGTCTTCCACTCCGACGCGGACTTCGCTGTGAGCCCCTTCGAGTACATCTCCGGCACGACCGCTCGCGCCGCTCAGCTGTACGTGAAGGCTCAGCTCATTGCCGACTTCCTCGGCGGCCAGGGTCTTCTCTTCGATGCCGAAAGCTGATAACTAAGGACACAAAGGAGAAAACACAATGGCTACCTCAAATCTGCTCCAGAAGCTTGACGCAACAGCGTTCATCAGCAACATCTCTGGCTCGCCGGGTTCCTACACCTCGGTTGCTACCCCCGACGTTTCGAACCGTCGGACCGTTGAGGTCTTCCTCACCGGTGGCACCGTGGCTGTCGGTGACTGGGTCCAGTTCGACACCTCCAAGACCGGTGCGGCTCGCGTCCTCACCGTCGTGGCGGCTTCGGCTGGTACGGCGACCGGTAACCCCCTCACCTGCGGCGTCTGCATCGGCTCGGCTGAGACCGATGGCTCGCTGACAAACGGCAGCAAGGTCTTCGTGGTCACCTCGGGTTATGCCGAGAACGCGAAGGTCGATAACGCCGTTGCCGCGGCTGGTGTCGCCCTCGTGGTTGACAACACCGGTGCGGGTATCGCCAACGCCCTCGCGGCGGCTGACACTGCGGCTCCCTGCGGTGTCTCCCTCGAGGCGGCTGCTGGTGGTCTGGCTGACGTGTGGGTCTACTCTCAGTTCGCCTGAGATTGACTAACGGGGGTCCTCGCTTTTCGGAGCGGGGGCCCCTTTGTGTCTTGTTGAATACTTAGAAGGGGAGAAACGATGAACCTCACAGCACTACGCGAACGAATCAAGAACCACCTTGATTACTCCCCTGAATTGCAGGGCTTCAATGACCAGGTCGACCACCTGCTCAACGAGGCATATCTCAATATCTGGACTATGAAGCGCTGGGTCTTCAGCCAGAAATTGTCACAGTTCGAGTTCCTTCCAGACATCCTGCCCACTCGCGATGTCATTGCGCCCGCAACCTCAGTAAACGCCAACGTTGCGAAGGGTTCCCGGCAAGTCCAGTTCAGCGCCCCCATTGACCGGCTCACAGCCCAGGACTGGGAGGGCACCATCTTCGACCTTGACAACCTCGAGTACACCATCTCGAAGGTCGTCAGCAACCAGGAAATTCTCCTGGACAAACCCTTTGTGGGGACAACAAATACCGACTCAGTCGACTGGGTTATCAAGAAGCGGTATTACAAGTTGCCCCAAAACTGCCTCGAGCTCCTCGCCCTCTCGCATAGGGACAATCCCTCTAACGTCGGTTCCGGGGCCCTGCCGCCCTACGGAAAGTTGCGTGCCATTCTGCCGAGACGTGACGAGGAGCTCAACCTTCGAACAGACTACAAGGCCGCATATGCCGAAGCCTTTGTCTGGACTCCCCCGTCATTCGTTCCCCCAGCCGAGAAGCTGAAGACAACCGTCGTCGGTCGCGAAGACCTCAACGGCTTCCCGACAAACTCTTACCTGGAAGTCTGCTGGGCGTTCCTCACCGCCGATGGTCAGCTCGGAGCCCTCTCACAGCCAGAGACCGTCCAGTTCACTGGCACTCAGGGCGCGAGCTTTGCACTCACCATTGGTTTCGTATCGTGGGATGACCAGACCATTGTCGCCGATTCGTTCCAGACGTTTGACACGCAACCGACACAGTACGAGGGAATGCGCAAGGTTGTCTTCTGGAACGCAAACTTCAACCGGACGACTGGTCAGCGCCTCGGTCTGCCGGCCTGGAAGTTCTTCAACCAGGGTGGCACGACACGTAACACGACGACATATCTCCAGGACGTCATTGCCCTCGATACCGCTGGCTCGGTGACCATCAACTTCTTCAACCAGATTGACCCGGGCAACAAGCGCTACATCGAGATTGACGGTCAGCACCTGAGGATTCGTCCCTATCCTCGAGTCGACGCCTGGGATGTGACGGTTACCCAACAGGCGGCCGGTGTGAGCTACAGCAAGGTTCCTCAGGACTTCCTGCGGATTGGCGAGATGCGATACGTCTACAAGCCGCCCCTACTTGCCGAGGGAACGGACACCCCTGAGATGCCGTATGAATTCCACCAGCTTGTCGTCTACAAGGCTCTCGAAGAGGTCTACCTGAAGCTCGGCAACCTGTCAATGTCGGACACATACCGTCGCAGGATTACTGACGACGTAAAGAAGCTCGAGAAGAGATACTGCGACCATATCGACTCTTCGATTGTTCGCGGTAGATTCAACATCGGAGCCACCGAGGGCTTTGCACCCTACGACTACCAGTCACTGCGGAGACTGAGCTGATGCTCGCTAAGAAGAAAGTCACATTCGAAAACCTGGCGGGTATCGAACAGCGCTGGAAGGCGCCCACTCCCAACGCCGCCGATGACGTTACGGCTGCTCGAGTTGACCCCCGCGGCGGTGGCTGGCTCTTTGACCGTGGTATCGAGCCCTGGTGGGACCCGGGCGGTGACTACTTCAATCCAGGCGAAGTGACCATTCCCAGTCCGACGTCTGTCATTGAAGACCTGTTTGTCGACAAGGTTGATTCTCTCTTTGTCTGGTCGAAGCAGAACACTGAGCAGGTCTACTACCTTGTCGAGAGCGGTGGTCGACTCTACTACTTCTGGGGTAACAAGCAGGGCACAGGCGCTTTCTACTCAGACTACGTGGAGATTGACTCGGGTCGTCACATTCCTAAAATCAATGAGCCTGGCACGCAATACATCCCGTATGGCAACCGCCTGCTCATCATCAATGGCTACGACAAACCCCTGTGGTTCTATGGTCGGGAGCGAGTCCGCAACTTCGGGTTCACAATTCCGACACCTTCACCCGAACCCCTCACCATTCAGCCTGACTACCTCGACGGTTCTGAGGAGCTCGGTCTCGGCGTAGCGGCACCCAATTTCAGTTCGAAGTCGACTATCGGTCTCGGTTACGCTGCCAACGAAGAGCCGAACAACTTCGACTACAAGATGACTTTCATCACCGATACTGGCTCCGAGTCACCCCTCAGCTCGCCAACAGGTATCACCTGGCAGACTGACGCGGCAGCCACCCAGAAAAAGTTCGGTGTCGTCATCAAACACCTGCCCATCGGTCCGACTGAGATTGGTGTCGTGGCTCGGCGTCTCTATCGGACAAAGAACCAGCGCCAGGACACAGCAACGGCAGCCGGTGACGCCGTCTACTACCTCGTCAACCAGATAAACGACAACACCTCGGAATTCTACGTTGATATCATTCCTGATGGTCAGCTCGTGGACACGGCACCTTCGATTGCCGATACCTCCACTATCCAGTCAGGTTACTCATTCGGTGCTGCGTGGAACGGTTCCATCTGGCTTGCCGGTGGTAGCGTGAACCCGACTCGAATCATCTATTCGAAACAGGGACTGCCTGAGCAGTTCGGTGGATTCGACTATTTCGATGTGGGTAACACGGCAGGTGGCGCAATTACTGGTCTCGTAGCCTACTACAACAACCTCATCGTCTTTCGCCAGCGTGCCATTGACATTGTGAGAGTCGGTAACGGTGGTATGTATCAGGTTTCTCAGCTCACGCCTGAGATTGGAACGACGGCAGTCAACACAGCGAAGCTCGTGGCTGGTGTCGGCCTGATGTTCCTCGGCTACGATGGAATCTACGCCATCACTGGCGGTCTCGATGGTGGCTCGGCAGTCAGCGTCCAGAAGATAAGCAACGGCCTGTCGAAAGAGATTCCTCTCATCAACAGGGCAGCCCTACCGAGAGCGACGGCGGTGTATTCCGCCAAGGAACGCGAGTACTGGGTCCACTACATCCAGAATGGATTTACTTACCCGACTCGGGGTATCGTGTATCACCTCGAAAATGGACAATTCTCTCTCAGACACTCGCTCACAGAGGGACAAGAATACCTCTGGGGATTCACTGCGCTGGCTGCTGACCCGAACGGAAACATCATCATCGGCACGCAGCCGAAGTGGGTCGGCAATCCATTCGCTCTCATTCCAGCTCCCGAAGGATACCTCGTCGGTCTGCACGTCTGGAGTGGCAAGAAAGGGTGGGGCAAGAAATGGGTCCTCACAGCCATCGACCAGAACAACTACACCTACACAATCTCTGACGTCAACAAGCCACTGTGTGTCTGGCAGAGTGACTGGCTTGACTTTGACGATAACTCCATCAAGCACCGAGTCTTCAACGTCGAGGTTGACATCCTCGCATACGGTGATACGCAAATTTCTCTCACCTGGCAGCAGGACTATTCACACGTGGAGTACAATGCTGGCGCACAGAAACAGGCGAAGTCGGAATTCCT